AGGATCAGAAATAGGACATGTTCTTAAATGGGACGGTACCCAATGGTCATCATCTCCAGAGACAGGCGTGGCACCTGTTGGTTCTAATGCAGACTTCTTAGATGGATTTGACAGTACATATTTCTTAAATTACGATAATTTAAATAATACACCAAACTTGGCAACTGTCGCAACATCAGGATCGTTTTCAGATATACTAAGCAAGCCAACAACTATTGCAGGATACGGAATTACCGATGCAGTGACAGACTTTGCAGATCTAGGTATTACAGATGGTACTATAGGACAAGTATTAACTACAGACGGTGCAGGAACATATACATTTGAAGATGTAAGTGGATTAAACAGTAGAGCAACAGTTGCAGGCACAACAGCAAGTATTGCAGATGGTGCAGATGCTGACTTAGATATAACAGGGTACAAAGGTTACTTCTTATACAAAATACAAACAGACGGTGCTGCATGGGTACGCATTTATATAAATGATGCAAAAAGAACAGCAGACGCTTCTAGAACAGAAGGACAAGATCCAGGTCCAGATGCAGGTGTTATTGCAGAAGTAATTACAACAGGTGCAGAAACTGTTATAGTAGCGCCGGGTATAATAGGATTTAATGACGAATCACCAGTAACCAATATTATTCCGTGTGCAGTTAGAAACAAAACAGGGAGTACCGGAACAGTTACAGTTACACTGACTGCTGTTGAAATGGAGGTATAATTATGGCGTTACTTGATTACGTTATAAGAAAAGAGTACATTGTTACTCTTTGGGATCACGACGACTTAGATGCAATTTACGACGAATTGGAAAGTGCAGGAAAAGCACCTCCAAACACAGATATACGCAGAGCAGTAGAATGTAAAATGCGTAGACCTAGCAGTCGCAATACACATTACCATTTAACAAAATGGGAAGCAACTCACTTGCGTAATGATCCAAGAGTGAGAGCAGTAGAATTAGTACCTAGCGAATTAGGCATAGGCGTAGAAGAATATGCAACTACTCAAACAGGAAACTTCCAAAAAAGATCAACACAAAACAATCAAGACGACAACTGGGGACTTAAAAGGGTATTAGATGGTGAAACAACTGCTGGTTGGGGAAGTGACGGAACTACCAACCAAGCAGACACAATACGTTTAGGACCAATTGGCCGTAATGTAGATGTTGTAATTTGCGACGGTAATGGATACGAGCCAAACCACCCAGAGTTTGCAACAAATGCAGACGGTACTGGCGATAGTCGTTGTTTGTATTATAATTGGCTGCAACATGATCCAGTAGTAAAGGGAACTAGTGCTAGCACTTACAATATCCCAACAGGTAGTGCAGCAAGTTACCATGCTATACACGTTATGGGTACTGTAATAGGTAATACACAAGGCTGGGCAAGAGGTGCAAACGCATACAATTTGTATTATTATACAGGCGATATAGGCAATTCAAACTTTCCATACGTAATGGAATATATTAGAGAATTCCATCGCAACAAACCTATTAATCCAGATACAGGAAGAAAAAATCCAACCATTGTTAACAACAGTTGGGGAATGAGCTTGTTTAGTAGCGATTGGAGTTTTAACGATATTACAAAAGTTACTTTCCAAGGCACAACCTATGAAGCAGGCGGCGGTGGTGTAACTACATACACAGGTACAAGCGGTGTATTTAGTAGTAGTGCATTAGTTACAGGCGGTACATTTACAGGAGATCCAGAAAACCTACAACAGCGTATAGTTACTACAGGCGGTACAGAATCTAGCACAGGTAGCTTTGGCACTCTTCCTCCGAGTTGGAGTCAACAGGGCGATTACCAAGTTGTTAACATTGGTTTTGACCAGCCTGATAACGAATACACTATAGAAGTCAATGGTCCGGTAGATATTGATTTAATTCACAATATTGCAGCAGGAAGTGAAACAGGTGTAATGTCAATGACTGCTGAAGTTGAAATTCTTTCAAGTGATAGCACTCAGGTTGATTTTTTTACTACTAGCAGTGGACCGTTAGCAAACGTTGAAGTTGACATTAGAGAAACTGTAACGTTACCTGCCAGCGATGTATATACAATCAGAATGACACTGTTTGTAGACATCAGTCAAGGTGCTGCTGAAGACTTTTTATGGGCAACTTCACAAAGTGTTGCATTAGGAACAACTATCAGTGGTTCGCCAGAAGCAACTATAACAGCAGGAACAAGTGCAACAATTAACGAATCTGGGTTAACTTCAAGTACTTCGCCAGATACAGGTAATAACGATGACGGTTACTGGGAAATTGGTTGTCCGTGGGATATTGAATATTTAGGAACTAATTATAGTAATGTATACATAGGTACAAATATGTATATCACATTTGGTGCAGGATCAACTACATACTCTGGTATAAGTGCCAGTAACCCTGCACTACCTAAAATTATGGTCGGCGGTGCAGATAACAGTATACAAAGGATTTATACAGGTACAGAGAATACTACTGTTCCTAAAGTAGGTAATACATATGCAATAGCTGTAACAAATGATGCCGCAGATAATTGGAATATTATAAGTGGCACAGATAGAAATGGTTCAGTAAGTGGTTTGGATCCTGTAATTACTATAAAAGAGGGCGACACTATTGCTATGACAAATAGTGCAGGTGCAACTCATCCGCTGTATTTTAAAACAGCACCTACAACTGGTACAGGAGATCAAATTCCTGGTGTTACAGGTCAAGGTGCTACAAATGGATCTGTAAGTTGGACACCAGGAGAAGGCAGTGCAGGTACGTATTACTATCAGTGTAGTAGCCATGCTGCAATGAGCGGTACTATTGTTGTTGAAAGTGCAGCAGCATATTATAGAAAACACAGACTGGTAATCGAAGGTAATGCAAGTACAAGTGGTACATTAGGCAGTCCTGGTATGAAAATGGAATATACATTCTATGAAGAAACTCCAGATACTATAGATTTAGATATAAACCAAAACAACAGAAAATCTATAAGTGGTGCAGGAACATTTACAAGTACGCAATTAAACAATTGGGGCTTCCGTTCGGGCCAACGTTTGCCATATCGTGTAGCAGCGTTAGATAGCGATATCGAAGAACTACTAGCAGAAGGTGTAATTCTTGTAGGTGCTGCTGGCAACGGTGAATGGTATCACGATGTTCCAGGTGGAATAAACTGGGACAACAGCTTTGAAATGGGTGTAAGACGTCCAGGAGAACAAATTTATTATCACAGAGGTAGTTCGCCTACTCATGTTGATGTACGTATAAACGATAACGAAGGCTACAATAATAATACTATTGTTGTTGGAGCAACTGATGTAACTACCACTGAGCAAAAATCAACTTTCTCAGATACAGGACCGGGTGTAGACATTTGGGCACCAGGCGTGAGTATTCAAAGTAGTTTTAATCCGCAGGGCATTGCAGACAGACGTGATGGAAATTACGATGTTTACAAAATTTCTGGTACAAGTATGGCATCGCCTCAAGTTACCGGTGTTCTTGCTTGTATGTTAGAAATTGACCCTAACATGACACCAGATGAAGCAAAAGAATTTATACAATTCCATGCTACAAAAGGTCAACTAACAGAAACAGGCGGCGGATTTACTGATACGAGAGATATTAACGGTGCATCAAACTACTATCTATATTATCCAAAATTAAAACCAGATAGAGGTCAACAGTATCCAGTTAGAGCATTAAAAGCAAGACCTACAAGAGGTGCTGTTTATCCTCGTCCTAAAAGAAGATTAAAAGGCTGATTGTATTCTCCATTATGGCAAAGTGGTAAACCGATTCAGTTCAAAGGTACTATAAGTAGAGACTAAAATAAATATTTTATGATAGAAATTGATTTGCCAGCCAATGTTGTGAAAGAATTTAAGCTTCTTGCAATCAATGGCAAAAAAAATGAAATGAAAAATGTTTCAATTATAGAAGACGAAACAAGTATAAAGAGTATTATTAATTCTTTTATTGACACAAATAGCTTTTTTGCTGCTACATTATTTAATCACACAGAACCGTTTACTATACACAGCGATGTTAGCAATCTAAAAAAAAGTATCTTGTTATGCCCTATACAAGCTAGTAGTGATCAAGTCTTTGTTGTATTTGATCAGACTTTAAAAAGTAATACGCCAAAGAGCTGGATTGGTAATATATTTGATGATAAAACGGACGAAGAATTAAAAGAGATGTATTATCATAACAGCTTAAAATGCAGACCATATGATACTGAAGAAGTACAAGGCTGTACTAACGAGCCTATTGCAGATGATTTGTACAAGTATCTACCGTACACTAAAGACCTATACTACGGGCTTACAGGGCGTGTGTGGCACTATAAACCAGGTAAAGCACTGTTATTTGATGCAGATAGAATACATGCTACAGGACGTATGTACGGACCTAAAATAGGTTGCACAATACAATTTACTGATCCAATAGACAGTCTTGATATTTCAGCAGAAACACACAACCTACTTTAAAGCTGTCTTGTATTGCTGTACCATGTAATTGTGTAGTTTTAAATATTAGTCCTTTGCCTACGGTTTGTGTCCAAGTTTTACCACTTAACCCATAATAAAAATCCTTATCAAAAGGCAAATGTTCTAAAATATCTGCATTTACTTCTCTATTTGTAGAATAAAGTATATCTGTATCACAAGGACGCTTACCAGTATAACATATGCTTTCTAAATGATCATTATCGGCATTGCTGCTAGACTTGTCTTCTAATGTTAAAGCCTCATGTCTTTTTTGTTTTACACCTTCGGCTTGCCATTCACAACCTCTATCTGAAAATTCTTGATCAAATACCAAAAACTTCTGATCATCAACAGTGTTGTACAAAGGAATGTTTAGGTTGTAATAGGTTTCATTTTTCCATTTATCTGTATGTAATGGTATTGTTTCGTCGTGTCCGTAGATATACCCGGTGCTAATAGCATCAACATCAATCCATTGACTCATACTTTCTTGTATCACACTATTAGGTACTTTAGTGTAAAATGGAAAATCACCTAATTTGCGGGTGCCTAATCTTTCTAATACAATGTCAAACAAGGCATCAGTGGTATGCTTAGGCACATTTATTTCTAGCATAAGTGTTGTAAATCCTCTGTGCCATCTAAACTAAACATAAGTGCAATTCTAGGAGAATCGCTCATATTTACAACTGCATGTGGATACCCAATATTTAAGAAGTATGCATTGCCATCTTCTAAATTGTATGCTTCAAGTTCTCCATTTCTTCTAAATAAATTGATTACGTTTTTGCCACCATAAATTGGACATATTACTCTAACAGCATAAGATACATCATAATCTACATGAAAGGGAATAGTTTTTCCAGGTGCAAGTTTTGTAATTCTAACACGACTTGCTGGTGCCTTGCACTGACTGACAATACTTTCAAAATAACTTCCTGTATAATCTTCTGTAGGTACATTATACAAATGCTCTTCTCGGCGTTTTAAACGCTGTTTGATACTGTCTGTGTATGGTAATATTTCACTTGGTTTAGTTAAATTGATTTGTTCAAAATTATCATACACATCCTTAACAAGTTCCATATGATTATCACATAACATAGGATTTGCTGTGCGTACATCTGTAAACTTTTCATACAATTTGTGTGCTTGATGTTGAAGTTCTTCAACATCAATGTTAAGATTTAAATTTGCAATAGTAGGCAAATCATGTTTTTTCATACTGTATTCCTTTTCTTTAATCTGTCATTAAAAAAATTCTCATCATCATCTATATTATTAACATAATATCCTAGATTTTGCAAGTATTTTCTAAATGTTCTTGCTCTTTCAACTCTTTTTTCAAATGTCAAATCAGGCACAACTGTTGATACCCATTCCGAATAAGGCTGATCATCATAGTAAAATAGATGATTTAATTCATCTACTACAGGTGTGTTATCTAAAAGTCTTAATGTTTTACCAACCTTAATAATCATTTTGTCTTTCCATTTGGCATATCTTACTGCTAAATCTAAAGACTTTTGAAAATCTTCATCGGTTTCTGTAGGATATCCTACTATAAACATTAATTTAAGCTCAATATCATTTTTTAAAAGACTTTCAAAAGTATGATGCATATCATCTTCAGTAAACCCTTTTCTTATATCGTTTCTTACTTTTTCACTACCTGATTCGATACCTATTGCTACGCCGTTACATCCTGCCTTTTTCATTAAAGTAAAGTCTTCAAAAGGCATTTGTCTTTTAGATCTGCATATAAATTGCCCGCCCCATGTAATTCTTTTTCCAGGATTGTTTTCGTGGTACTCTGCCATTACAGAACAAAGATCTCTAAATGCTTTCATACTTCCGTTAATTAAACTATCACCAAAATAAAAACTGTTAGTTCCGTACTTTTCATAATTCATGATCATTTCATTTGCAATGTTTTTGCCTGATCTAAATTTATACTTGCCCCATATTGCAGGAACATTACAGAAAGTACAAGATCTTACACACCCTCTGCTTCCGATAATTGGAAGTGTTGTTTTCCCATTATACTCTGGAAAATCTTGAAAAAAGTCATCATAATTAGGAAACGCTATAGTATTTAAATCATTGATTTGCACTTTTTGTTCTTTTGTATTTACATTTGGATGTTCTTGACCTAGAAGTATGTATTGGATAGCCTCTTCTCCTTCGCCATAAACTACAAAATCTGCTAAATCATTATTTAAAAAATACTTGCCAACATCATTACCACCTGGTGCAGTGTCTTCTGTTCCGTTGCCTCCAATCACAATCTTAGACTGTGGAAATTTTTCTTTAATTAATTTTGCAAATATTATGGCAGAAAATATCTCATATACTGAAAATATGCTTATACCAATATGTAAAGAATTACAAAACGTTCTAAGATTTTCTTCTATGTATTTTTCCATTAATTCTTTTGTTTGAATATGCTCATTTAATGTTTCATCCATTCTTTCAATATTATGTTGCATAAAATAATTAATTATTTTACTTTTATCTAAATTTTGTTTCTTGAACCAAACATTTAAATCTTTAGCAACAGAAGTAAATCCTTTAGATTCTGCTGCACTCTTTATATAATATATTCCAGGTGTCGGACCGTTGTTTTCGATGTAAGGCATACTCACTACAGTTAAATCAATCATAATTATTGAAATCCTTTTTAATTCTATTTATATTAGGAAAATAATCCTCGTAGCAAATATAATCCGAAAGTTTTTTATTTTTTGTTGCTTTATGTTTTAAATCTTCATAATACAATATATTTCCTTTGCATCTATCCAACTGACTTTTAATATCAAAAAATTGATGCACTGTTTGATTATGATCATATTCAATCCAATATTTTTCAATATCTATTGTTGTATGTTTATCAAAATGTGCGAGTTTCCATCCCACAAAATCTTGAAACAAAAAACTTAAAAACCATTTCCAAGTATCTTTTCTTTTTAATATTATAATATCATCGTCTTTATAAAATTCTTCAAACCAATTTTCATAGTAATCACCAAGATAGTTAATATGATGTTTGAAAGTATAATTTACACCGTATTCTTTTTCATCATTTAAAAATTTAATCTTTTGATCTAAAGACAAATGCGACATTTGATTTGGATCAAGATATTCCTCCACGCCAATATATTTGACATTGGGCAAGGTTAGATTGTGTTGATGGACAGACTCATATGCGTAAGAAGAACCGGCTCTGGGTGCGCTCAATAATACTTTCATCTTATAATATAATCACTTTCTGGCTCCCATACAAAATTAGGATCATTTAACCTAATAGTGTACACGTATTGTTTAATATTACCTGTTTTAAAATAAAAATCTTTCTCAAGTTGTAATGATTGATACCATTCTGTATTTGTAAACTCTCTAAATGTTTCTACTGTCATACGTTTTTTACGTTGATATAATGCATTAATTGCTTTGTTATTAACATCATGAGTAATATATAATATTTCAAATCCGTTTTCTCGTGCCCATTGTATTTGAAGATCTGCCATTCTAAGACCACAATGAGTAAATCGATAATCTTTTAAAATATGATATCTGCAGACTCTTGCAGCGATTTTAGGATCATTTGTATAATGACTACTTTCTACAACACTAATGCTTATTAACTTGTTATCTAAGAAACACATCCAAGTTTCGTTATTATCGTTGTCAGGATTATAATTAGTAGTGCGTATGCTATCGTTGCCTTCTAAACGTGTTTGTCGTATAAAAGGATAAATTAAATCTCTATAATATTCTGGATCTTCGCTATACTGCTTAATCAAAATGTTTAGTGGTGATGACATAATCTTTGTACTTTTGATAACTGCGTTCTAATATTTGATGCCATTTTGGCAAATCATAAACACCATGGATTACAAGCTGGCAACGCTCGTTAAAATTGAAACCTTTGTCTACACCGTGCTCGAAAGTGGCGCCATCGTATGCAAAAGCATTTGTTGCAGGCGGCAACATAGGATAAACTTTTGTTTCGCCGCTGTCTTTACTCATATAAAAATGTTCATTACGCCAATCAGTTACCTTGCTCCATCTGAAATGCAAATGACTAGGTGCTTGTGCTCTTAGCAAACCTTCCATTGCTTTTTCTTCATCGTAATGAGGAGGAATAGGTTTAGGTGTTTGTACAAAGAACAATTGATGAATTGTTTTAAAAGGTAATTGTTCTACATATTCTTTAATATGCGGAAACTCTTGTTCTGCCCAATCGAACCAAGCAGGATCTTTTCCAGGTTGTCCGCATTCGTTGCATTTTAAAAATAATAGAGTACCAACGTTTTCTGTTTCGTAAAAATCTTTTTGCTTGTTTTGATCTTGTCTAATTGAATCAACATGATCTAAATCTACATCCAGGTATGGCAAATCGATAGGTGTCCACACCATATCTCTATAACCTTCATACGAATCATGCAGACTTAAATCTTCCCAACTTGGTCTATCAGGTCCTGGATTTCCTGGATCATTATTTAGGTATTGCCTAATTGGAATACCATTTTCATTGTAATTTAATTTTTCTTTTTTTACTTTATAATTCAACATCTATAATTGTCCTATGTCCAACAGGTATATTTAAATTAAATTCATACCTTGTATTTTTGTATTGGTTAAAATAATCTAGATTTGTATAAGGCAAATCTTCAGTGTTATTTGTATTTACTTCGTGAACAATAGCACGTTTGGCTTTGTAAAATTTACAAATACGTTCAAACATAGGAATTGGATCTTTATTGTAAATCAATACACTTCCAAAAATTACTACATCCGTTGATGTAAAACACAAATCATTCCAATCTCTAACTTCAAATCTATGTTGTGGATATTTTTTCTGAGCATAGGCAATTGGTTCTTCACTGGTGTCAAATCCATAGTAGAAATAGTCATAATCTTTGAGATAGCGATTTATTTCACCTGTACGACATCCAACATCGACCAAGTATTTACACCCATTACTACGAACTATTTCTGCTTGTTTTTTATATAACACACTTGCTTCTGAGCTATCTAAATAACTCATATCTTCAATAGTGTAGTTCTTCCTCAGCTTGGATGTGTTGATAATCACACGCAATTCTCCATAACAATCTGTTCCTATCTAATACAGGCGTTCTTCTGTGTAGAGTTGTAAATTGATCCATTAATAACAAATCTCCACGTTTAAATATTTGATGATACTGATGTTTGCCTTTGAATATTATAGGCATTAACCGTTGTATCATGTTTTCATGATCAATACGTTTTTTTCCTTCCCAAGCACCTACAATAAAATGATAAGGAAAATAAAAATAACTTTTACCGGTATGAGGATGTTCTCCTACTAAAGATCGAATACTGCCTCTATTTTTACTCATAAATTCCAATTCAGGATCGTCATCATCCAAATGATACATTGTATTGTTTTGGAATTTTATTTTAATTTTGATACTTTTCCAATACTCTTGCTCATCTTTAGATAATTCATAAAAGGGATCACTGGTATTACAAATACTTAGTGTAGTGTTAATATCTTCTTCAACACAATACAAACCAATAACAATTTTATCAATTAGATGCCTACTATTTCCGTTACTGTGCCATCCTAGTTCTGTGTCTCCAAACATTCCAATTTTTTTACCATCGTCGTCTCTTTTTCCTGTAACTAAAAATATTTCAGGATATTCTTTTGGATTCATAAACAAGTCAGGTGCTTCGCATTCTCCAAATTTTTTCATTGTTTCGATATACTGTTGCTCAGTAAGACTCTGTTCGTGGAATACTGTGCAGCCTACATTTTGTATTTCATGTGCCAGATCAAAAATATTGTATGTTTTAATGTCTTCTAAATGTCTAACAGGATTCATAGTATAGTTCCTTAATCAAATCTGCAACACACAATCTATTTGTATAGTTGCGTTTAAACTTATTATAACACGGATCATTAGAAGTTGCAAGCCAAATCACGTCACTTGGTGTAAGATTTAATTCATTACAGATTTCTAGTTGGTAAGGCCGTAATGTATTGTAAACCAAATCAATGGGTATATTTTCAATCAGTGCTTCTCCTAAACCCATACTATGGTAGTTGTAGTATTTTGCATTAACATTCAACGGCTCTAACCATCTATCCGGTTTGCGACTCCAATAATATCCTATGCGATAGTTACGTAGTCCAAAACATTTACTAAAGCTAAAGAAAACTTTTTCTACATTGTCTGGTATTTCAAAATGTCTTACATCAGTGCTAAGTAGATATGCTAAATCAAGTACAACTGGTTTATCTGTAGGAATGTTACAGTAGTTGCCATCAAAACTTGCAGGACTTGTCCAATAATGCACATCGCCAACTTCTTTGCCACCTACCCAAACATAATCACCTTCACGTATTTGAATAGTACGTTGTTCTCCCCACATCCAATAATTTAAACCTTCTGTAATACCATTTAAAGGATACAAGTAATTAAAACCGCTTAAATCGCAATATGGTTTTAGATATTCAGTAATTTTACTATCAAATACTTTAACTTCTTCGTGATTATCAAGTTTAAAATTATCAACTATGTCTTTTACTTCCTTAATAGGAAAACTTCTAATTGCAAGACTTTGTTTTAATAGATTTTGTATTTTAGACATATCGGATAATATTTTCATACGGTGGTTTAATATACTTGCTTTCTAAATACTTGTCAGTGGGATATCCTGCTGACATAATAAAATATACATAATCGTCTATAAAATCAATGCCATTTGATATCCATGCATCTCTATCGTATAGCCAATCATTAAAGCATAAAGTATATGCTACAGCCAGTCCTTTTTCAATTAATAATGTACTTAATATTGTACTATGCATTCCTACTTCGATACAAGTAGCCCTTGCTTGCCCTATATTTCTATACTCTGCAGGATTCATTTCCTGATGTAACTGACCTTCGCCGATGTCTAATTTAGTTTTATTATTTGCATCTGTTACTAATCTAGCAGTATATATAAATTGATATGGTGCTGTAAGTAATTGTGTGTTTCCTGTTAAAGTACCTGTATTTCCTTTTGATAGTTCATACAAACCTTTGTTAATTTCTTTATTATTGTTTATTACATAAATTTGGTATGGCATAAGATTTTGTTTTGAAGAAACTAGATTGTGCGATTTATGCAGTGCATCCTCAACAATTGAAAACTCAGGTGTTGAATTTGTATCATAATATCTCATTTGTATTCTTTTACTATAGGTTTCGTAAAACATTTAATTATCCATTTAAAACTTTTTTTACATATGCATTTTTTAGATCAATCTTTTTATTTACTAAATTTAAAACAGGTTGTTCATTTGAAGCTGTAACACTACGTAGGTCATCTAAACCTAATCCTAAATTTTGTAATCTGCCAAAAAAGCCAATACGATTTGCAAGTGTCTTTGTTTGAGCTTCTTGTAATTTATATATTTCGTTTACAATTTCGTGTGCTCTTGTTTGATCCATTGTTTCATGTTTCCAATAGCCTGTCTCTGAATTGTATTCGTATCCAAACTTGTTAGGATCATTACCGATCTCATTACTAAAGTCACTTGTTTTATCTTCTACATCTCTTCTATAATGTAATACATACAGAGGAGTAAAATTAAATGCATCTACAGGACAATCATCCGATGTTAGCCATTCAACAGTATCCCATATTTCATCTTCAGTTTCGTAACGTAGTCCAGCTATAAAGTTGCAACTTAGTGTTGTGCTATCTCCTAGTGTTTCTTTTACCTTATACAACGTATCTTTAACACGATTAGGATCCATTCCTTTACCAACATGTTTGCCTGCTTTATGACAAAATGTTTCAATTCCGAAATTAATAAAATCAGGATTGGTCAGTTTTAAATTGGCAATCATTTTGTCTGAAACTGCTAACGTATCTACACGACAATAACCTGCCCAGCTTAATTTAAAAGGCAAGTCTTGTATACAGTCGGCGTACATCTGCACTTTATGAGGACTATCATTAAATGTGTCATCGCTAAACATATAACTCTGTGTGCCAAACAAATCATAATTGCGTGTAACTTCTTGACGAAAATAATCTATATCTTTTAAATAAGTATCGTCGCCTTTGCGTCCGAGATTTTTAAAACTGCAATAACTGCATTTAAAAATACAACCTCGACTTAACTCGATAGGCAAAACTTCTTTATTAAATATTTTATCATTTTCGTGCCATTCAATTGTTTTTGTATGCATTGGACCTACAGGATAATCATCACCTATTATACGTAAACCGTCGCCGAAGTTGTCTGTTTTAATATTGTGTTGGTATGCTAAGTGTTTTGATAATTCGACTGCACTAACATCAGCTTCACCCCAAACGTAATAATCAATAGGAATAAAACTTGTAGTGCGCACACTTTTTGTGCCTCCAAGTACAATTTTTGTATTAGAATTTTTTTGTTTTACAAGATCATACATTTCTCTTATGTGTTTTTTTGTACGAGGCCATGTTCCTGTTTTCCAATTCTCAATCATAAAACTATTGTTGTATTCACCGTTGAGAATTTTTTCTTTGATTATTTCACTGTTTACCCCAGGTGCAAAAAGTGTAGTGCTAAATCCTACCCATAATGTATCCTTGTCAACAAATTTATCAATAATTTTTAACAGCTGACTTTGATATAATTCAGCAAAAAAATCTACTACTTGCACAGTAAATCCAGCTTTGCGTAACTCTGTTGCCACTCTATAGGGGCCTGCATATCTGCCAAACCCTAAGGCACCGTTTGAATCTGAGAAAATTAAAATGTTCATACTGGTTTAAAAATACCTGCTTTAAGTAATTGCTGTGTTATCCAGCCGCTGCTGTCGTATTTGTGTAAACGAATTCTTCTAAAATTCTTATGATGTTCTCTATGATAACCCTCGCCGGCAATTAGCAAATTTAACCAAGGAACGTTTGTGCCTCCTTGGTGCTTGTGTCCGACTGTATTCAATAAACCAAAACCTAATTTAGCATGAATAAAAGGCATTAGTGCAAATGCTACAAAAAATTTAGGGCTAATTACAAAGCTGATATCCA